TTCGTGATCGTGGCGAGTTCCTTCAACTTGTTGATGGTGATGTCTGCGATCTTGGCCTCGTTCTCCAGCGCCTCGGCCTTCGCCACTGACGCCTTGAACGCAGCCTCCGCAGCAGGTGTCCATTGGTTCAACGCGATCTGACTGGCGCGGGTCGCCTCGGCCTGTGCGCGGGTGGCGCGAGACTCAGCACGCTTGGCCTCTGCGTTCAGCGCGAGTTGTTGCAGTTCCAGTTGTCGCAGTTCGCGCTCCAGTCGCATGACCTTCGCGTTCTCACCTCGCGCACGGGCCACTTCCAGTTGCGCCTTGACCTCGGCTATCGACAGTTGCAGGTTCGAGTTCTTCACGCTCAGCAGCGCCTGTTCTGCGGTGGCTGCGGCACGCACCGACTCAACCCGATCTTTCAGCGCGTCGTTGTAGAGCACCGCAGCCTCGGCCTGTGCGATCTCAGCGGCGCGAACCTGCTCTTTGGTCGCCAGTCCTGCGGCCTCGGCTTCACGCACCGTTTGAAGGGCGACGGTAGTTGCTTCCAGCGTGGCTTTGAACTGCTCGATGGCTGCGCTGTTGTCTCGGTACGTCTGGATCGCCAACTGGCGCTCGGCGGTCTCGACGCGAGCGGCTTGTGCGACTGCCGCAGATGCGGCGGCTTCCTCACGGGCGACTTCCAGCTTCTGAGCAATGGCGTTGATCTCAGACTGCCGAGCGGCGGTGCTACCAGTCTGCGCGATGGCAAGATCGGTCATGGCCTTGAGTTGCACAGCCAGAATATCGGCTTCGTTTTGACGCGCTTGGGCCGTAGCTTCCAGAGCACCTTGCACTTTCGCTGCGGCTGTCGCTTCGGCCTCCAACTGACCCAACTCGTCGCCACGAAGGTCAGCCACCAGACGAATCGCCTCGGCTTCGCGCTCAATGGCGATGCGCTTTTTCTCTGAGGTAGCGATGTTCTGTTCTTGCTCTGCGCGAAGTTTGTTCAGTTCGCTTGTCAGACCAACCCACTGCTGGCCTGCGTTGGCACCCTCGGCTGCGGAGGCTTTTGTGGCAATGGCGAGGGCTTGCTGACCGGCCTGTGAGTTCTGCGCCTCTGCGTTCAGCCGAACCAATTCATCGGCGGTCATTTTCAACGCAGATGTGCTCTGACCAAGACCCTCGGCAAACTGTTGCTGTGCGACCGCGTTGGCTGCAAACCGTCGCTGGTTTTCCTCGCTCGGGTCGAGCATGAGGTTCATCGCGTTGGCTTGTGCTGTCAGGCGTTCGATGGACTTTTGGGTTTCCTCGTTGAACCACTCCAGCGCCTGACGACCGTTTCCTCGGAACGACTCGAACAACACGATGGCGGCTTTGCCTGCGGCGAACAACGCCTCCGCGAAAACGCTCAACCCGAGTGTGATGGCGGTAATCAGTCCACCGAGCACTTTCAGTGTGCCGGTCAGCAACACCAGTGTGCCGTTCGCTTCACCGCCTTGGGCGGCGATGGTCAGCGTGTTTTTGAACCGCTCCCACGTGTTGCGCAGGCCGTCCGTCTCGCCTTGCAGTTCTTTCAACCCTTCAGCAAACGCCGGGAAGAAGTCGCGTGCGGCCAGTTCACCACTCTCGACCAACTGGATCAGTGCTGAGTCGGTGATACCCAAACCCTTGGCCGTCAGCGAGAGCGCACCGGGGATCGAGTCGCCCAACTGTTGCCGCAGTTCTTCCATGCTGACCACACCCTTGGACGCAATCTGTCCCAGCGCGTTGAGCGCGAGGCTGGTCTTGTCTGCGCTCAGACCCAGCGACCCCGCTGCACGCACCACCGACATGAATACCTGGTTGGTGGTCTCCAGCGGAATGTTGGATGCCTTGGTGGCCGCTGAGAACTTGATGAAGTCGTTGGTGATGTTGGCGATGGACACCCCGGCCACGCTGGCGGCGTTGCGCAAGAAGGTCATCTGTTGCGTGGTCGTCTCGGCGTCTTTGTAGATCGCGTTGAGTGCTCGACGGAACGTGTCGGTCTGCACGATGACGGCAATGAACTGTCGAGCGAGTTCCTTCACTCGTTCAATCAGCGCAGCGAGACCGTCGGCAACCAAGTTGCCCACCGCGATCTGCCCCATCGAGTTGCTGAACAACTCCGCAGCGCGGTCGGCAAGCGTCAGTTGGTCCGTGGCGCGACGCAGTTCCAGTTGCAAGCGCTCCAACTCGGCGTTGCCTGCGGCCATCGCGGCACGCAGTTCGCCGCCTGTCAGGTTGGCTTGCGTGGACAGCGTGTTCATCGCCGCACGAACGCGGTCGATCTCGGCACGTAGCTCGTTGGCCCCACGCGCCCCGACGGTCTCGAAGGCGTTGCTGATCGCCTCGGCCTGTGCCCGTGCCGACTGCTCAATCGCGGCTTGTTTCTGCCGCTCGATGCCGATGACCACCTGTGCGGCGTCGCGCTGTGCGGCTTGCTCGGCCAGCAGTGCGTCACGCGCTTGCTTCTCCAGCCGTGCGCGGCCTGCCTCTTGCAACTGGAACAGCCGGTCGAACTCGGCCTGCTCGGCGCGTCGTGCGGCAATGGCTGCGTCAGAGGCCGCTTTCTCAGCCGCCGCACGGCGTTGTTCGTCAGCGATGCGCTGCTCGGCGATTTGCCGATCGCGCTCGTAGGTCTGCTGGGCGAACTGGTTGCGAGCCTCCAGCGCCTGCCGTGCCACCTCAGCCTGCTGTGCCAGTTCGCGCTCGGCCTGCACCACGGCGTCGATACCCGACTGCACCTCGCGTGCCGCTGTGCCGGTCTGGTTCAGCGCCTGCACCAGTTGGGCTTGCGCTTGGGCCACGTCGGTCGTGGACAAGCCCAGTTGCTCCAGTGTGGTCGCGCTTTCCTGTTGAGCGGCTTGCGCTTCGCTGAGTTTCTTGGCGACCGCATCCAGGCTCTTGAGGCTGCGGTCGTACTGTGTCTGGAGTTTCTTCTCAGCGTTCTCGGCCTCGGTCAGAGACTGGTTTGCCCGGTTGCGCTCGTTGCGCAGTTCAATCGTCTCGGTCTTGAGCTTGGTCTTTTCAGCGATCAGCGCCGTGACCTGATCCTTGTATTCGTCGGTCTTTTTCCCTGCGGCGTCGTAAGTGGCGCGTAGAGTCGAGAGTTCCCCGGCAATCTCGGTCAGGCGGCGTTGAGTGCTGTCGTAGGCGCTGGCGGCTTCCCGCTGAGTCTGTGCCGCTTGCTGCGTGGCGGCTTGTGCCGTTTGCAGTCGGGTCGCCAGTTCCTGCGTCGAGGTTTGTGCGGCCTCTTGCTTGGTGACCAGTTCTGCCGTGGCGTCGGCGAGTTGCTGGAACGACCGCAGCGTCTCGGCCTGCTGGCCCAGCTTGCCGACTTCCTCGGCCAGTCGCTGAAACTCCGGCGCGGCATCCCCGCCCTCTTTGGCAAGGCGCTCGATCTCTGAGCGGAGCTTGTCTACTTCACTGGTCCCGAGTGTTTCCACACTCAGGGTCATCTTTACGTCGCGGGTGTTGCTGGTCGCCATTGTCGGTCCTACTCAAACAAAAACCCGCCAAGCCTCTCGGTCATGGCGGGTTCGGGTCGCGGGTGTAACCCCGCCGCGCCTGCTCTACGATCAGCCGTTTTGCAGAACCACGTTGAACGGTTCGGTGAAGCCAGCCGGAGTCTTCATGCGACCGGGCAACGACACGGTGGCGAACTCGTCTTGCAGGAAGTCGAACGCCGAACTGGCGGCGATAACGGCCTCATGCACGGTCACGGTGTAGGGCAGATCGTCGGCGAAGTTCTTGCCCACCAGCTTGAACTTGGCACGCAACTGAGCTTGCGTCATGCCCTTGATCTCGCTGCCGGTCGTAGCCTGGAACGTGCCGGAGACCTTGATGGTGTTACCAGCGACCACGCTGTTGTTGTTGGTCGAGAGCACCTTGATCCAACCCAACTGCTTGTCCACGATGAAGTCTTCACCTTCCAGCAGGGGAACGTCAGCCGAGGTCTCGGCGGTGATGACGTTGAAAGATGCCTTCGACAGCGGGAGCCAACGGTCCAGTGCTGTGACGGTCACCACTTCATCGGTCAGCGTGCCGCCCGTCTGCGACACAGCGGCCACAGTACCGAGCAACGCAATGGCGAGAGATTCTTTGTTCACCTCGGGCAAGTCCACCGTCAGGTCGGCAGGCTGGGGAATCGCCACCGACTCGATCACCTGACCGTAAGTGTTGCGACCCTTCGAGGTCATTTCAACGAGGTTCACGTTGGGCGTGATCTCGAAGCGTGTGCATTCGTAAGGCCCTTCATAGGCTTGTGCAACGCCACCAACATAACGTGCGATGTAGAGGTCACCGGCACCCAAAAATCCGCGAGCGGCCATGTCTGTTTCCTTTCAAATGCCGATTGGGCAAAATGGCTTTTTACAAGAGCGAAGTGTGCCGCGATGCGTTGTCAATACACTGCGGCATAATTTCGCGTTACGGGTTCGCCAAGTCCTCGGCGAACGCCACTTCGATCATCACTCTGGCTTGCACCAGCGCAACGCCGTCGGGTCGTGGGCCGATGTCTCGACCCCGGTAGACCACCTCGAACACCCGTCCACCGAAGTTGCGGTCGCCTGCGAACAGGGCACGCTTGATGTCACGGATGATCGCGTGGGCCTTCACGTTCGGATTGTCCGGGTCACAGCGGTCGAAGCCGTCCACCATGAAAGTCTGACGCACCTTGATTCGCGCTGTCTGCGAACGGCCAGCCGAGTCTTCCAACTCGTCGTTGCCCTCGATGATGACGGCGCAAGGCGGCTCGTCGTCACCGGGTAATCGACGACGACCACGCATGACTGTTCGACCAATATCGGTCTCGCTGCCGTTGGCAGTGCGAATGAGACTGATGCGTCGAGCCACTTCGTCGGCCACGTCCTCGGCCCGTACAAACACTGTCATCTCAGAATCCCTTCAAACTCACGCTCTGCGGCCTCGATCACGGCTTGCTCCAGGTTGTCTGTCACCTCTGCGGCGATCTTGTTGGCCGTGAAGCGGAACAACTGGTAGACCGATGGACCGTACAGCGCCTCGACGCCTTGGCGCGACTCTTTACGCTTTCGGTCCATGACACCCTTGCCAGGTCGTCCTGTACCGATGAACAACACCGGGCTACCGTCGTCGTGCTCTTTGCCGGGGATCGTGAACACACCCCGCATCTCTTTGCGACTACCACGACGCACCTCGACGGACACACCTCGGGCTTTCTCACCTTCATCGAAACCTCGACCTGGGTCGCCCTTACGCGGCTCCCAATACGGCCACGGGCCAATCTTGTAGCGGCGCTCAATGCCATCCTCGGTACTCCAGCGAGTGCCTTGTTCCAACACCATCGCGCCGTAGTGGCCGAGGCCAGTCATCAATTTCTTTTCGGCAGGCGCGACGATCTCGGCCACGGGTCGATTTCGGGTCGCCTTTTCCAACTGGATGCGATCCCTGATGTAGCCGTCCTGCAAGTTGATGCCTGCTGTGATCGAATTGCGTGCGAGGTCGTAGGTCTCGCTGGCAACTTGGTTCAGCGTCGTGACGAGTGTTTCGCCGAGTTTCGCCGGGT